AGCCTTGATCAAAACCTTTTAAAGATCCTGCTTCGGGTATATATTTTTCACCTTTAGGTTTATATTTTTCTTTATTAGGATCATAAAAATGTTTACGACCTTTTGGCAGTTCTGGATCCGGAAAAACCATTGTTCCTTCGTCTGCATACAAAGGACCAACATGTCCACCTTCATTGAAAAAGCCTAACATTTTCATCGCTAAGAGACCACCAATAATAGGTGCTGCTGGACTAGCCATAGCTGCAGTTCCCATTGAGCCGAGGCTACCCATCATGCCTGTACCAACTCCTGCTCCTGTGCCTGCTGCTACTGATTGCTTTGCAATTGCATTAGAGATTAGTGGGTCTACTCCTGCTTCCATTAGAGGTGTAGCTACCGAAGACATAGTTGGTGCTGCACCTGTCCCCGTAAGAGAAGCCCAACCTTTTTTCATCAAGGGTGCGCCATATTTTTTGCCTAGGTCTACTGCACCTTTTGATAAAGTGCTTGCTCCCTCATCCATGGCTACCTTGCCAAATCTTTGTAAAGCAGTAGGATCATCTTTAGGCATGACACCTCTTGGCGCTTGGATTGGAGTGATTGGCATAGGTCGTAATCTTTTCATCATTTCTGAATCTAAACCTGTCAAAGCCATAGCTATTTACCTCCGGTTGTGGTAGTAGTTGTAGACTTTGGTGCTGCCCCTGTAACTCTTCCAAAGAACCTATCAAGCGCTGTATCTTGTGCGGATAGCTCTGCTTGTTTTTGTTGCTGTAGAGAGGAGCCTACATCTGCAAGTTGTTGCGCTCCTGAATCTGCAAAGGATTGTCTTTCTTTTTGATATTCACCAGCGCGACCCGCTAAAGCAGAAGCCATTGCTTTCTGACTACGGGCAGAGCCAAGATTACCTGCAGCACTCGCTGCGCCTAAGTTACTGCCTACTAATCCCATCAAAGAAGCTTGTTCAGCAGCTCGTGTGTCATAAATACCAGACCCTGTCATTTTGTCTTGTGCAAATTGTTGGCTTGCATTTAATGCTGCTGTTTGTTGAGGATTAAATTGAGCTACTACCTTGCTTGGATTTTGTAGCTGATCATCAAGTAAAGTTTTTGCTTGTCCTAAAGCATATTGTAAATCAGGTTTAAATTCTTCATCAATACCTGATACAGTAGTCGAGCTACCGCCGCCACCTCCACCCATATCTTTCTCCTATTTAACTTTTCCATGCACACCGTGAAAAGGTATTGCATTGTATTTTTTAATTAAAAACTGAATGTAATTATTTGCCTCAGTCCCTGCTCTAATTGTGTCGGCTCTCCAATAAGTGCCGCCCTGTTCTTTTACGTGTTCGATCATGTAATTAAATAATCTTGCAACTGTAAATGCATTATTATAATTACTATCAGTAATACAATCTTTAACATCCATAATCCAACCATGATTATAAAAATTTCTGAAAGCAGAAGCAAGCATAAACCCTCTAATTGAGTTATCGCTTGCATAATCTCCTATTGCAAGAAATAAAGCGTTGCCTTTATTTTGTTCTTCTACATGGTGTGCTATGTGTTGTAACCAACAACGTTCATTTCGTTCGTAAAGTTGATGATCTAATTCTTGCAAAGACGTATTCATAAGTTCTATACAAGAATAGATATCATTGTCCCCTATAAGTTTTATCATTCATCTACCTTTGTTTGTAAATCCGTAAAGCTAGTTGCAGTTCTTATATCATTAATTAACTTTAAATTCTTTTGCTCAAGGTTATTTATAAGCGTTATTAATTCTAAAAGCGTTAAATCTAAAGTTGGATTTTCAGTAATAGGGGGGTTTTGGATAGCCATTACTTGACACCCCCTTTATTGATTCCGATTTGAAAACCTGATACATTCCAAGCACTTGCATTTGTACCGGAATAGCTACTGCTTGTATCTGCATTTGCATCGTCTATTCTATAATTAAGAAAACGACCAGTTATTCTTACATCGGTTTTATAAGCACTAGAAACTACAAAATCATTAACTGTAAGCTTATTTGCTTTAGCATTTGATTGTGTATTGTCTTCAGCAACTGTTAAATGTGCTTCTTCTCCCGGACTATTAGTTCCTCTTGCACGCATTTGTAATGTTGCTCTATTTAATGCACCACCCACTGTTGTTCGCGTGCCACCATCAGCCCACAAAGAAATACTATTTAATGTTTCGGTATCAAAGTTAGGAGTTACTGACATTTGCTGTCGCTCAATATAAGATACATAAGCTGTACCTTCAAATGTGTAAGTTAAATCTGCTGCTCTTATCCGATTAAATAACGTTCCTGTTGTATATCCGCTTTGTGCAAACAAAGGAAAAGATTTATTTGGATTAATTTGACTTGTACTCCAAGGTCTTACCACATCAAATGTAGTACTAATACTTGTACCCGAGGTACTTTGAGAAGGCGCACTAGCTGCTACTGTAGTTCCAGCTGCAGCGGCTGTTAACGCACTTGTAGTAGGCGCTACACTTGCAGCAACTGTTTGTACATGAGGACTATAAGTAAGAACATATTGTGCTGCTGTACTAAATTGACTTGGCCCTATATCAATACTAGTTGGTGCAGATGTACTATCTGGCGTTACAACTAATGCATTATTAGTATTAATCGCACCTAACAAAGCTAGTAATCCGCTTTGCATAGTAGCTACTGTACCGTTAGGTTTATTTAACTCTGCTGTATTTTGAGTTGCATCAGGATTATAATAAGTTGCTAAATAAGTAGCGGTGTTAGATGGCACTACATCATCTTGCGCTGGTGTAAAACTAGGGTCTAAAACTCGACCCGGCCCTTCTCCATAGTGTTTATCAAATGCTACAACACTACCGCTACCCGTATTAAGTGTGAGAGTAATCCTAGTCATTTTAGCAAAGATAGGAGAAACCCCGTCTACTGTTACAATATCCCCTGCTACAGAATTAGTGATAAGAGGCGATACTAACGTACCTGTTCTTGTATCACCATTAACTACTGTATACGCGAAAGTACCAGATACATTTTTTCTATCAGCACTTGTAAATGTAAGCACTGCATTACTACGTGATACTGTAAAATAAGTAGTATCTGTCCACGCAGCTTCTAACGCAGTTGCTATTTGTATAGCTGTTACCTCTGCTGTGTTCTGAGTACCCGGATTATAAGCAGGATAAGCAACTGTATTATCAAAGTTTATTGTAATAGGATTACCTTCAGGCGGGGTAAGCGTTACACGATCAGTTGTTGTATGTGCCGCTACACCTGCTATTGTTTGAGCGCCTGTAAAAATACTATTACTAAAACCTGTTGGTAATGTTCCTGTACTTGTTACTGCCACGCTAAAGTTATTGCTTATAACACCCACTGCAGCTGCTGTAGCTGTAACTAAACCTGTGCCTGTTGTTGTACTCCATTGTAAATCAGCATTAATGATATTGCTAATTGCAGTTACTACTGTAGCTCTAGTCTGCGTTCCTGAAAGTGTTGTCCAGCTTGTACCGCCATTTGGAAATGTTACTGCAAGTACTGGTTGTGGAATACTATTGTTTACACCATGAGTATCAACTGTAACTGATTCTGATAAGTTACCACCAAAAGTAGTTTCAGTATAAGCAGTGCCACCATAGCTAGTTGCAAATGCAATACTTAAAGCACTGTGATTTCCCCCATTAACTGAAGTAAATCTTACATTATTGCCGTGAGCTGCAACGCTGTAAATAGCAGAAGGAGACCCATTAAAGACAGCAAGAGCAGACAGCTTAGTAATGATATCATCTCTAATCGCTGTTTGAGCCGTAAGACCCGTAGCAAGAGTAATCGTTTCATTAATTGCACCTTGTACACCGCCTACTGCTGGAGCTGTTATTGTCATTGATATCGCAGGACTAAGCGCCGCCGTAATACCGTACACACCTATGCCTGTAACTGTAGAGCTAGGGGTTATATTAGTCGTTGATCCGCTTCCTGAAACTGCAAAAGTACAAGTACTAAATACACGAGGACCGGGAACATCTGAAGTAAGTGTCAATACATTAGAGGAAGACGTAGCTGTGAAATCAGATAACGCACTGCCTGCATTGATATAATTCTTAACAGCAGTAACAAATTGCGTCATTGTAATAGTGTCGCCTTCATTATAGCTATTGCCTAAGACTGCCGATGCTGGAAAGCTAACATTACCAATAGTACTATCACCATTAATGACCGCACTCGCTCCACCGTCTAAGTGAGTTGATTTATCCTTATCGTAAGTGAATGTTGCAGACGAAGGATAAGTGATTGTACTCGCTGCATTTACTGTAACAGGCCCAGAGTTTCCTGTTACCCCAAGATCTACGACCTCAAGCACATCTGTAGTAAAGCTACTAAACGTACCCACTGCTACTGTTTTAGCAGCTTTAGTTCCTGTTGTTACTCTTGGAGTAGCTCCATTAATTGTTACTGCTTGTGTTTCTCTTTTTCCAACATTAGTATAGCCTGCATTTCCTGAATTACCAGTTGCAGTAATTGTAGCAGTAGGAATACCGCCACCTTTAATTGGCCCAATATCACCTGATGCTACTGCATTAAGTTCTCTAATTGTCCAAGTATTATCTCTGTAATTCCAAATAAGTGCTTCATCACATTCACCACCCGTAGAATTTAATGTTGGATAACATAACCATATTTCTGACTCTTGATGGTTTTGTATTATAAATAATTGTCTTTCATGAATTGGATTTAAGTTATTGTAAAAGTATTCTTTAACCCTTCCTTGTGCTAATGATTTAATATTTCCCGGATTTCCTGCGAAAACATAAATATCATTTGAACCGACAACAAAATGTTTACCATCATATTCTTTAACAGCGCCTGTAACTAAACAACCATATTCATCTGTTACTGGAGCAAAAGAAACAGGGGCTTTATTGTTCCCTGTAAGCCGCATTACGTGTACACTATCTGTACTGTAAATATACATATTACCTTGCAAAGATTTCATGTCTTGAATAACATTAGTTTCTGACAAAGTAAATTCGTCTGCTGTACTTACTCCTGTACTAAATGGATTCCAATTATTTGGAACAGATCCCGGAACCGCAATATCTGAGGTTCTAACGACTCCTGAAAGTCGTCTAATAATTGTATTTCCATCTTTCTCAGTAAGATCACCCGCTACTAGCAAATTACCAAAGGACTCAACTACACCAGCACGTACATTAACTGGGTTTCTAGATGAAATTGTTACTTTAACTTCATTACCTACACTCAATCCCCCAATAACAAGTACCGTTGTATTGGTAGCTGCATCTGTGTAAATTTGAAAATTATTACCTGTAACTGTAGGTGTAGTTCCCGGCAAAGCTCCCGGAACAAAGTTAGTTCCATTAACTGTACCTGACCCTGCTGGACTTCCTGCTTGTGCTGTTTTAGCATTAGTGCCTGTAACTACAATGCTGTTAACTGTAAAATCTACTTTTTGTCCTAGATCAAAAACATTACTATTACCTGTTGCAAAAGTGTCGTTGACAATTGTTTGATCTACATTATAACTATCCCATCCGGGAAGCTCAGCCAATACTAAATTGTTTATATTAGTATTACCTGCAGCGTCTAGTATGTAATGTGGTTTATCTATACCGTTATTAATAATAAAAGTAAAACCACCACTGAATAGTGTATGTTGCCAACCGTGACTAGTTGTTTGAAAACCGTTACCGCTGTTAAGGCTGGCTGGCGTTATGTCTCTTTTAGTTCCTGTATGATCTTGAATAAAAATCTGTTGGCCTACTACGACACCACTTGATACTTTATCGGCTACCCAAATATAGTAACATCCTGTTGGCTGTAAGTTTGGATTTTCCCATACTGCAAAATATCTTACTTGTCCTGTTACACCAGTTATATTGTTTAGCAACAATTCGCCTTCCATTTTGCGAACAGCACCATCTTTAAATCTTACATTTTTTACATCTGTAAATATATTTTGAGCTAAGGCAACGGGAGGAGTGTCAATGACAACTCCCTTCGATGCGATATCGACAACAGAAACTATTTCTTCTGCCATTTTACCCCTCCGTTATATAATCGTTAAGCGCACTCTTTTTGGCCAGTAAGCGGGTCGATAAAGCAAGCTTCAACCTTTCCCTCTTCTTCAACCATTTCCTGAGTTTCGCCAGATACCTTCTTTTCTTCTTCCACGGGCGCATTGAGGATACCGAAGCGTTTACCACTAAGTCTAAACGTTGTGCATCCTTTCGCCCCGCCTTTCCAGGCATCAACATAAACTTGTTTGAAACTTTCATACGTAACGTCATCTCCTACATTACAAGTCTTTGAACAAGCACTGTCAATATACTTTTGTGCAAGTAGTAGTACATCTAAATGTTCTTGCACACTAATATCATTTGCAGTGCGACCCTCTACTCCTTTAGAGTAAGCATAGTCTTTTACGCGTTCAACTTTTGGACCATCGAAAGTTTGTATTGTTCTATCATAATAGTGACTGAATACAGGTTCTATTCCTCCGCTAACGTTATCACCGACAAGACTAATCGTACCTGTGGGTGCAATACTTGTTAAATGTGAATTACGAATTCCGTTCTTTTTAATTAAAGCTTGAACATCTTTACTCAGCGTTTTGAAAAAACCGCCTTCCCAATATCTTTCATCGTATAACGGAAATGCACCTTTTTCATCAGCCAGTTCAGCCGAAGCTCTGTAACATTCATCTCTGAGTGTCTTGAAAATATTTTCCATCCAGTTAAGAAACTTATCTGTCCCATAAAGGTACCCGAGCATTTCTCCAGCGTTAGCCAGTCCTGTAACACCGAGTCCCATTCTTCTTTTGTCTCTCGCCTCATCCTCTTGTTCCTTAAGTGGGTAAATAGTTCTATCAACAACGTTATCCATTGCTCTAACAACGTGTTTAATGTCACTCTCAAACTTAGGATAATCAAAATAATTATAAGTACCGTCAAACTTATCTAATCCTACATACTTAGTAAGATTAAAACTACCTAGCAGACAAGCACCATAAGGCGGTAGTGGTTGTTCACCACAAGGATTAGTAGCTTCTATTGTTTCGCAGTAATACAAGTTATTCATATCGTTAATACGATCAATGAATAATACTCCGGGTTCTGCCCAATCCCAAGTTGACTCCATTACTTCATCCCAAACCATTTGGGCTGATAAAGACCCACGCTCATGACCGTCAAAGTAAAGAGTGTAGTCGGAACTACTATTAAGAGCTTCCATAAAGGCATCTGTAATCCCAACGGAGATATTAAATCCGGTGAGTTTATCACTGTTACGTTTAGCCCGAATAAAGTCAAGTATATCAGGATGGTCGATACGTAGCACGCCCATCTGCGCCCCTCGCCTGTGACCACTACTAGCAATAGTCTGACAAATTGAATCAAAGATCCCCATGAAAGAAACAGGGCCAGAAGACTTACTATCGAGAGACTTAATAAGATCGCCCCGTGGTCTGATGCGACTAAAATCGTATCCAATACCACCTCCTCTCCTCATTGTTTCTGCTGCTTCACAAGCACGTTTCATGATTCCGTCCATCGAATCTTCAATGTGACCACTTACAAAACAATTGTAAGCAGTAGTGATGCGAGGACTACCCATAGCATTCTGTACCCTACCAGCAGGTAGAAATCTCATATGTCCTAGAATATCTTCAAGTTCCCATTGATGTTCTGTACCGTCACATAACGCTCTAGCTATTCTTTTTATTTTTTCATTAAACGTTTCGCCCTCAAGACGATATTTCATTGTATCAATTTCTTCTGATATTGGCATTGATGGGCCAAGATATTCTATGTTTCTCATGTCGATAACCTCTATAATATATAATGACGATTTTCCCCTTATAGGGCGTTTTATATATTACGCATACGGTTAACGAGTCTGTCTGCTCTGTTAGTTACTTGCCTATACCAGCGGCTATCGACCATTTCGTCTGCAGCACGATTCCAATCACTAGCGTCTACCCCTGCTCTCATACCTTTAAACTTACTGAGTCTAGGATATCCCATATTAAACATCATATTAGCTATAATCAATTGGACTTCTTCAGGCAGAAGTTCGAAGTTGGAATATAGCTTCTTGCACTCCGATAACACCGTTTCGACATCGTTAGCGAAGCACTCATTGACTCTATCTTCTGAGACTGGTGTGCCAACTTCCTGTCCGTGTTCCATATCGCTATCGAGAATGAGATGACCAATACCGAAAGTAGGGAGGCCAAGGTGATCCAAGTAGATCTCATACTTACATCCTTCATCGATTTTTAATTCTTCCCTGAGTTGATCTATATTCATTTAGCTTTCCCCTTAACCTTTTCAAATGTTCTGAGACCCCCAAGACCAAGCATACCCATAAGCACTGTCATAAGTGTTTCCATCTCAAACGTAGGCAGTGCTGGTATTTCTACATTAAACCAACTAACAAAAAATATAGTCATTGGCAATCCTACGAAGTGCCAGAACAATGCTATTCCACATGTCCACCCAATAAAGGGTCTCCAACCAGCTACAAACATATTACGACTAGCTGCTTCTGCTTTATTTATCTCTAATTGTCCTTTGGCTAACTCTTGGGCGTGTCGTTCACCCATTGTTGCTAGCTCATGTGCTATTCTAGCTTTCTCATCAGCATCTGGAATAAACTTATCTAGTAATCCTGTTACTGGTCCTATCAGTGCAGATATCATGTTGCTACCCCCGGTGTTTTTATTTCATTATGTATACATTTATATGCTTGAGGTACATGATCAGGCATCTCACTTATTGCTTCACGCATTTCTATTGAACGTGCTATGCATTGTTCTCTTGTTTCATACGGACCTCTGGTATCTCCTAACTCAAAACAGTTGCTTGGATTTGATGCCAAACAAACTAATACTAATACTTCAAACATTCTAGTCTCCTCATACTGCTTTAGCTACTGAAATTAGTGTGAATATAATTAATGATACAATAGCAAATATACACCCTGCTGCAATTAACGCTTGTTTAATTATTTCATCTCGTTCGCTAGCTGCTAATGCTGCTGCTTTTTTAGCAGCCGCTATTCGTTCTTTTTCTTCTCTGATTCTTTTTGCTCTTTCATCTACAATAGATTTCCATGTGCCATGCCCGAATCGCATATCAACCATAGTTGCTACTTCTCGTAGTTTTTCGGATGCTATTCGAGCATCTATAATTTCCGAAGCGACTCCTCCAATGCCCCCAAATTGGTCAAGTCCGGATGCTTTTTTATTTCTTTGTTGTTGTACTTGTTTTTCGCCCTCAAACAACTTATCTATATAGCCAGCGATATCGCTAACGTCATTAGCAGTATTTATCATACTTTTAATTCCGTCAACCGCGCCTTTAACTAGTGCTATACCTGCCATTGTTTCCGCGATCATTTTAACCTCACATTTTCATTAATAAGGAGGATGCCAAACCAACGACTATTACCGTTGATCCCATTATCATTGCTTCAAGTCTCCACAATCTTTTGTCGAGACCTGATAATTTATCTTCTACTGCTTTATAACGTACAGCACATTCTTTTTCGTGTGCTTCTAGCTCTATAGCAACTCGTAGTTCTGGTGAAACTTCTTGTGCCGTTTTCATTATCCAGCAATTTCCATGAGTATCATGTGAGCTGTAGAACTTTGTGCATTTATATAATTGTATATAAGTTCATTTTGATCTTTTTGGCACATGACTTTATAAACGGTAGCACTCGTAGTTGCTGGACTATCAAGATATGCAAAATTTTGATTTACAGAAGTATAAGCTACATTTGTCCACATATTTTGAACTGTAATATTTGCGCCCCCTCTAACTAAATAGAAAATAGCATCTTCAGTATTGTTCAAAACAACAGGTGCTGTTGTTGTAATAAAGATCTTACTACTTGTTGCAATGGGTGTAATGGTTGCTGTCAACCCTGTATCTTGGGAAGAGTTGTTTGCTGACTGGTTAAAGGCGCTAGTCAATGTACCCGTTACAACTTGCAACACAGAGCCAGTTGGTAAACCAGCAGATGTAACTGCGCTAAGAGACTGGTTGTTTAATTTTGTTAATGCCATATCTGTCTCCTATCTTAAATTTTATACATTGAGAACATATTTCTAAAACTCTCTGTAGAAGGAACACCATAACGGTCATCGAACCCTGCATAGAATTGGTCTCCTACATCTACATCTAAAACTAAATGAGTACCAGTTGTATAATTACTGTAATCAGATGCAGCAAAGGCATTAACTATACAAACATAAGCAGACGCGCTTGCATCATACATATAAAGTAAAGCAGATGTATGAGTAGCACTATTAATTCCGTGAACAAGCCAAGTTATATCATATAAACCCGCTTGCCCCGCTGGAATTTCAGCGTATCCACCAGCATTTAGCAATGAACCTTGATTGAGCCGTGTTGTATGCCAAGCATTGATATAATCAAAATTAGCATGTGCAGCAGTTAAACTTGTTGAAGTTGATCTGCCAACAACAGTAAAGGCGGGTCTCGCTGTAACTGTCACAGTCTTTGTTGTAGTTATTGCACCATCACTAGCTATAGTAGCCGCTGTAGTTCCGTTACTTTGTGCGATAGAGTCTACTTTTAATATACTTGTCATGTGTATCTCCTATCCTACTAAGTATCCGCTAAAGGTTGCATAACCACGTGTTTGGTCAGCATAATAATATGTACTAGCGTGAGTTCCATAATGAATAACGTCATTAGCAGCTAATTGTAATGTAAGATTTATATTAGCTGGTATATAATGTGTGTCGCTAGAACCCCCAAAATAATCGTAATGTATAGCAACGATATTATTGTTTTTATACAGATAAGAAAAATAACTGTTGGGGGTGCAAGCAGCACCAGCGGCGTTGAGACAGTAAAACCCTAGTACATCAAACTTATAAATCCCCGCTATGGGAGCAGTGAACTTTCCATCACTCGTATTAAAACAACCCCCTATATCGTGGTCTTCATTATTAAAGACAATAGTACCAACTGTACCATTATCCGCGCCAGCAGAAGCCTTAGTTCTGTATGCGCTAAATGCTGGTCTAGTTGGTGTAAGAATACGACCAGCAGTATCAATAGTAGCCGCTGTAGTACCGTTTGTATGTTGGAGGGTTTCCACTCCTATAATTGAAGCCATGTTTCCCTCCTATCCTATTAAGTAGCCCGAAAGACCACATTGTACACCATAATATTCGCTTGTACCGCCGCCGTGAGAATTAAGGTGCATTGTAACGTAATCCCCAACAGCAAGTGACATTATACCAGCAATGGTATGCACTTGGTCAGCATCACCACTGTTTAGATAGCCGAATATACAAGACAGAGTCCCTACTTCGTTAGCAGTTGAACCATTTTTTCTTAACCGCACGTATCCATATGTACCAGAATCACTTCCTGTACCGCCATTATTTCTAACATAGCCCATTGCATTGAACTGATATAAGCCAGCTATGGGAGCAGTGAATCTGTATGTGCTTGTATTAAAGTGATTGCCAATATTTATATTAGCTACATCCAAAACAATAGTAATCTCGTTTGAATCTGCAACAGATGTCCAGCCAGTATTTGAACCTCTTACTGCAAACGCTGGCTTGTTGGGCATTATTACTGCACCACCAGTAGTCTTTGAGTGCAATTCATCTACATATAACTTACTCATATCACACCACCGTAAATGTGCCGTTGACAGTTAACGTAGCTGCAAGTGTAAATGGTCCTGCTACAAGAGCGTTCTCACCACTGGCAATCGTTGTATTATCTGTAAGGCTGTTAGGGTTAACACGAATATTAGCTGCACCACCACGACTGATAGTACT